TGAGCTCTCGNTCCAGCGCCCTCCCAGGGCAAACTGAAAGCTGAGCGCCAACTTAGCTCAGTTGGTAGAGCAGCTGATTCGTAATCAGCAGGTCGCAGGTTCGAATCCTGTAGTTGGCTCCAGACAAAAGCCCCTAGGTTCAACGCTTAGGGGCTTTCGTTTGTCTGAATGTCGTGTTGAAAGCTGTGTCGTTCTGTTGAGATAAGTCCTTTGTTTTGGTGCCTTGTTTTGAATCCGGTTCGCAGACGGTTCGCACGTTGCCCCCACAGATCCGCGCCTCGACCAGCTCGGCCTGGTGGTCCTGGGACTATTTTCACGGTTCGCACAGTTCGCACGGTTATCGCCGGATACCCTGGTTCCACGAGGGGGATGTTATGCGAAATTACGCCTTAGTCCTTGCGCTACTGCTCGGAATGCCATGTCTATCGGCAGCAGAGTGGCGCTGTATCAGCATCGGCAAAGACGACGTTTATTTTTTCGACCAGGACAGCATCATCAAGTCCGCGAACGGGAACCTACTGGTTTGGGTGAAGCTCATCCCCTCAAAAGACATAATCGCCAGAATAAATAAGGACCTGAGCGATCCGCAGGAGAAGTTGGAACGACGACTTGCTGCAAAGAATAATGAGACCTACATCCCCTTGGAACTGCAACTAAAGACGGTGAAAAGGGAGATGCAGGACATGGACGCACCCACGATTGGGAAATTCTGGCGCACGCTTGTATCGATGGAAATCGTGGCGAATGACTACGGTCATGGAATCACGATGTTTCAGTGGGAAATCAACACCTCATCCAGGTCCTATCGCACTCTCAGCTACGACCAAAACGACAAGAACGGTGTCAAGAAGGTCATGCCCGGTTTTCCTAATGCCTGGGCGTCAGCGGTTCCCGACTCGCCCATAGCCGACACGATTGAGGAACTCGGGATCCTGGGGTTCCGCTAAGCTCGCCCGATCTGCCGGTTGCGCCATGTCCTCAGGTTCCGAGCATGGTCCAGGTTGGCCCACCAGAGCCTCTTGGCGGCCTCGCGGTTCATCCAGCGCTGTCGAACCCTCTGGCGGTCCTCCAGGCGGAATTTGGCCTGTTCTAGGGCCTGGTCGGGGCTAAGCGGCGGGACCTTGCCGGTTGGGGGTGTGCGTGGCCCCTCATCACCGAACACGATGACGATCACCAGGATCAGGACGGGGATTGCGAATTCGATCACTGGCGCCTCCGCCGGCGAGGGGGTTTGGGAGGGGCGGGGATGACGCCGGAGCGCCCCAGGACCTCGGCCCACTCCAGGAGCTCCAGGAGGTAGATCGCCCTGGCCTTGGTCGTGGCCACGGCGAACGGATCCGCGACCTGGCCGTCGACCAGGGACAACAGATAGCCGCCATCCGTTTCACAGATAGTCCAGGAGGGCCCTGTCAGAAAAACGGGGGTGTTTTTCTGACAGGGTGGCCTAGTCATTACCGACCTCCATTGCGGTCGAACCAGATGGAGCATGGCCCCAGGTAAATCCCAGTGGTCCATCGCCAGAACACGACGCCGACGAGCCAGTTGTCCCACCGGAGTTGAAATCCGATCTTCATGTCGGGCCTCGTTAGCGCTTGGCGCTGGGAATTTCCTGGACGGTCTCGACCAGGTGGACGTAGGGCAGGTAGTGGAAAAGGTTCTCGGGCTCATCGCCAATGACCCAGAGCTGCAGGCCCTTGGCGATCGCATAGCCGAATTCGACGTGCCGGCTGCCACGGGGGGGCTGGGCGGTCGGAGGCTCAGCCAGCAGGACGATCGCGTCGGCCCGGTCGATGTCGGCCAGGTCGAGCGTGGCGTGCACGGCCAGATCACAGGGGTCGAGATCAACGAGCTGGACGTTGGGTGGGTGGGTCTCGGACAACCAGGTGCTGGTGATCTCGTGGCCCGCGTCAACGAGCTGCGTGGCGAGCTCGCGGGCCTTCACGATTCGGCTATAGGATGCGGCGACGTAGATCCTCATTCGGCCTCCTGTTTGCGCACGTAGCGCTGGCCGCCAACGATCGCGGCGTTATCACTGAACACGACGGGCTCGGCGATCGCGGCCCTGGTGGTGGTGTCGACGTGGACAATCACGAACCCGTTTTGGTTGCGGTTCTTGTCGGTGTAGCTGTTGTCGACCCGGGCCATACAGCCATTGGTTACGCCCCACACGCTGCCGAGAACCTCGTTGCAGTGGGTTTTGAGGGCGGGCTTGTGGGTGTGGCCGGCGATCCAGTTGGTGCCGAAAGAAAACGTGTGGTCGGGGTAGTGGTCGATCGTGACGCAGCCGAAATAGGTGCGCCGGTTCTTACCCATCTCAGCTCGAACGTCGCTGGCCTTGAACGCGGCCAGGTCGTGCTGGCAGACCAAGTTGATCTCCCACTGGCGGAGGCCAAGCAGGTCCGCGAACGTGAGGCCCATGAAATCAGCCAGGACGGCCCGCATCTCGGGCGTGCGCTCGCTCATGTGGCGGAGCATGTGGTGCTCGTGGTTGCCGGCCAGGAGGTCAATCTGCGCGTTGGGGCAGGCAGCTCGCAGGGGCCCGAACAGGTTGTCGCGAACCCAGGCCAGGCGCCCGGCTGCGTCCCACTGGCGAGGGTCCTTGTCGAACCGGCTGAACTCGTAGCTGTCGAACACGTCACCGGCCAGGCAAACGATGGAGGGCTGCACGCGCCGGCAGGTGTCCAAGAACACTTCCAGAGCAAACGGGTCGGTCTCAACGTCGTGGAAGTCCGAGGCGACGATCATGGTCTGCCAGCGGCCCTCGCGGTCCTTCTCGTAGCGACCGTTCCAGGGCAGAACCTCCACCTCCATGAACCCGCGACGGGCATCCAGACTGGCGTGCTTGGCGATCTGCAGCTCAACCATGTGCTGGCCGCGGCTCAACTCCAGCCGGGCCTGGCGCCTGAACTCGTGGAACGTGCCGAACCTCTGGTTCCAGGTGGACTCAGAGAAATGACCCTCAATCTTGTAGAACGACCGGCTGATGTATTTCTCAGGGTGTTCCTGCTGGACACGGCGGAGGTCCTCGATCAGGTCCTCCGTGGTTGCCGTCGGATCATACTTGAGGGCCTGCTCGCTGAGTAGCGGGGTCTCGGCCTCCGGGTGCGTGCTCAGGTGGGTCTGGATTCTGTGGTAGCGGAGCTCGCGCCCGTGTTGTTCCCACTCGGCGTCCCAATCGGTAGGGAATGGAATGCCCTGTCGCAGGCACATTCGGCGCCTGTTCGACTTCCAGCCTTTCCATGCGCTACCAACAGGTTTCGGATAGGTGTGTGGCTGGTTTGGCTCAGTCATGTTCCCTCTTGCCAGAGAGAGTGGTGACTGACGACTGCGGCGGGCACCGGGTCCAGCCGCACCTACCGTGTGCGCGGGTAGAGCTGTCCGAATGCCGGCCGCCCTCCGCCCGTCTTGTAGACCGAGGGGAACGTCAGGATCGCGAGCCGGCCCATTGGTGGGGTCGGGACTCGGTTGTAGATCCGCATCTTGCGCGTGTCTCCGCCGGGTTTCAGGAACAGCGGGATCTGCAGGGACTCGGAAGTTTTGTGCACCTGGTGCCCCGCCGGCAAGGGCCTCATGGAGACCCTTACCGGCTGATAGATTCGGAAGCACGATGAGAGCCCCGAATTGCGATAGAGGAACGTCGGATCGATAAACGCCTTCGCTGGAGCGGCCACGGGGCCTCCTTAACTGGGTTTGCTGGTGCCGAACAGCAGCGCACCGCCATTGATGATCGTGAACCACAGGCCCTGGTAGACGTTGTCGCCGGACCAGTGGTTGGACATGACAGTTCCATAGCGGGCCCGGGTTACACCGGTCAGGGTGCTGCCAGCGATGCCTGTGTATTGAACGATCTCGTTCTCGATAATCACGTAGCCGGCGGATGCCAGGCCAGCAGTGCTGGCCAGCGTCAGCGTCGTGTAGGCGGTGGTGGCGTCCATGACCTGGCCGAGCGTGGTGGTGCTGATGGTATCGGCGACCAGGGCGAGCGACTCATTGGTGGCCGTGCCGCGGAACTTATACCAGTCGGTGACATCCAGCATTGGCACGACAGCAGCTAGACCCATGCTGAGTGTGGGCTGGACTTCTGTCAGCGCCTGCTCAGACACGCCCTGCATGGTCATGCGGTGGATCTGGAAGTCGTCAGCAGCCATTTCCTGTGTGCCAGCAAAAATGCCTGAGCCAACAAGATTAAATCCGTAAAAGTAAGGGCTGCTAGACGAGATGTTGAGCGTGTCGCAGAACTGGTCGCGGAAACGGAAACCGGATGCCAGCGATGGCGAATAGCTTGAGTTGTAGTCATACGGCACCGCAGGCGCGGTAGACATCTTAGTGGTCAGGCCCATGAATTTTGAACATGACGCGACAGAAGTGTTGGACGATGCCAGGCCGTCGTATCCGACCAGCAACTCGTTGACACCGCACCAGCGAAGATCGAAGGTGGTCGGCATCACACTCAGTGCGGTGCTATGCGTGCCCCACGCAGCGTGCAAGGGACCAAAATAGTTCGCGTTCGTCTTGGTGGCGATGGCAAAACCGCGAGCATTTACCTGCAGGTAGTAGATGAACCCGTTCACTAGATCGGTAGTGATCGACAGAGTTCCCACAGTGGGTTGATAGACGCCGCCCATCTGGTCGGCTGCAGGAATGGCTGCAGGCGTATAGAGACCAGACATGGTTGTGTTCACGTTCCCGTTGTTAAAGATCCAGGAGGGGCTGATTGTGAAAGGCGCCATAGTGTGCCGCACGCCAACGATCCAGTCAGAAGTATCGTCAGCATTCTGCGGGCTGGGCTTCTGGTAATACCAGTCGTAGTCGGTGACGCGGGAATCGACGCTGGATTTCAGAGCCACGTAGAGCGCCCTGAGGTTGTCCTTGGCCGTGGATGCTCCCGTTCCAGTGGCCCCGACCACAGCGGTCATCGGGATCGAATAGCAGGTCTGACCCGCGCTGGTAGCGCAGTTGTTCCAAAGCGTGTAAGTGCCGTTGCCACCTGTGCCGGTTCCGAGCGCGCTGATGTAGGTGTTGGGTGGAATTCCGACGCCGTAGATGATGCTACCGACCTGTAGGACGCCAGCCGTAGCTGTGACGGTGAGCGTGGTGCCGCTGATGCTTGCGGTGATTGCGAATGGGGATCCGCTTCCAACAAACAGGCCAGCAGCCACAGCGCCTGCCGTTTTCTCTGAGATGCTCCAGGTCGTCGGCATGTCCTGAAGATACTGGTGGCCAGCTTGCAGGGAGATGGTCGTCGGACTGAATGATAGGGCGGCCACGTCGCGGCTGTTGGCATTGCCGATCGTCTCGGTGGCGGGCGGGATCACATACAACCAGTCTTTGACGCTGACAAATTCGCCAGTCGCCAACCACGGGCGCCATTCGCCGAGGTAGATGGTGGTTCCATTGTGCCCAGCCGACACGTTGAGCCTCCACCAGACATGCGCACCAGGAGTGCCACCCACCGTGTAGGTTCGACGCTCTCCACGCAAAAGCGGGACCTCGTTGGTAACCGTATGCGCTACGGTCCAGGGGCCACCTGAGGCATCGGCCCACTCTACAGTCCAGGATTTGGGGCAGTAGCTGTACTGGCCGGTTTGCTCAGCCACCACGTCATACTTTGCGATTGTGCCCGCAGCCTGAAGCTGGATAACGATAGTGCACGGGATAGACCCGGCACCGGTGTTGACGACGCTTTCAGCGTGGTCCAGTGCTGGTGCCGGCGTGGTCCAGCCAGAGCTGGTGATGCTCTGGTAAGACACGCCTTTGGCCACGATCTGCCAACTGCGGCTCGTGAGTGCGGTGCCGATCTGATCGCGGACCTGCGTGGGCGTTGCGCCGAGAGAGATGAGGGTTGATTCAGCGCCGAGGAAGGTGGACATGGGTGGCTCCTATGCTGTGATGACGGTTCGATTGCCACCGTTGGTGGCGGTTTCGGTTGGGTAGTAGCGGAACCAGTCCACGAAATACGTGGCGATAGGGTCCTGGATCCCACCCACCTGGTTCGAGAAAAATGCCAGACCGACGTAGGACATGGTTCCGGCGAATGAGGTGACAGTGCATCCAGACGACCAGGCGATGCCGTCAGCGCTGGTGTGGAATGAGTAAGAGTTGTCTGCGTGGCGAACGATTTTCAGATACAGGCTGTCGGTTCCAGCGGGCGACCATGTGCCAAGGTTCAATCCGAACCCGGTCCCGGTTGTCATCACGGGTGCGGCCTTATGGTCCCCAGAGATGATTGACATCAGGAATCCCTGATTACCCATTGAAAAGATCGTGCTGTCACTCAGCGCCAGTCCGATGCCCGCAAACCCGCTGAACGCATTTGAAAATGGGCTGGCCGTATGAATGCGGACCTTGGCCATGATTGTGAACACGCCGGCAGGAACCGACTGCAGGATCGCGGCAACGCTAAGCCCTCGGCTAATCTGCTGCGCATATAGGTGGCCAGGAATTGTCCCGTTGACACTGATCGACGACAGGTTGATAGCATTGAACGTCCATTTTCCAGCCAAGCTGCTGCCGCTGAATTCGTCGTCGTAGGCAGAGGGCGAGCTGGGCGGCATGTCTGGATCAAATACCGTCCAGGTGGTCGTTCCCATTCCGGTTCCGTTGGCACCTGCCGGGCCGGTTGCGCCAGTCGATCCAGCGGTGCCCTGAGGACCGGTTGCCCCTGTGGGGCCCTGGATGCCCTGAGCACCGGTGGTTCCTGTGGCACCAGTTGCTCCCGTTGCACCCGTCGGGCCAGTGGGGCCCTGAATGCCCTGGAGGCCCTGCGCACCAGTGGGACCTGCCGGCCCCTGGAGCCCCTGGAGGCCAGTAGGGCCCATGGGACCGGTGGGGATGGTGTGCTCCTGGGGCAGGACGGTGAAATCGATCGTGAGCGGGCCCGTGTAGCTGGTGTCCATCGAGGTCACGGCGATGTATGCCGTTTTGCCCACCGGGTTGTCGCAGTTGTTGAACAGCGGGGCCGGCGACCAGTTGAGCGCCAGGTGGTCGGGTGCATAGGGGGCGATTTCGCCGATCACGCCAGAGCCTGGCAGGGGGTCGACGGTCATGGTCCGACTCACGTCGGCAGCTCGGGCCGCTGCGCTCACGTAGACGCGGATCCAGCAGGTGTGATCGGCTGCCACCGAGATGAGGTCACAGGACTCCGCGAACGTGAGGTCGAGGGTTGCCGTCTGGTTGCTGGTGAGCGAGCTGGTGATGCCGCGCACCGTAATGCGGCCCTTTTGGCCGACAGCGGTGTCGAGTGCGGTCATCGCGTCGCGGATCGCCTGGCCCCATTGCGTGCCAGACGCTTTGCCTGCGCCGTCAGGGATAAGGGGCAGTCCCAGGTTGGGAGTGGTCGGGAATGTCATGGTTTATCCCTTCAGGGGCCACTGCTGGCCAGTGGACGGGAGGGCAGGCTGATCCTGCTGCAGAGCCGTGGCTGTGGTGGCTCCGGTGTTCACGCCGAACATGACGAACGGGCCATGGATCAACAGCGCGTCTGGAATGCAGTTGGGCTGCGGGAAGATGGTCTGCGTCATGGCTTATTCCCACAGCATCATGTAGGACGCCTGGCCATCGGGGTTCCCGTCAAACAATCGCGGGCCCACGTTGTCATAGAGTCGCCCGCACGGCATGTAGGCGTGTGACACGCCATACATGGGCATGTTCAGGGGCTGCCCCGCTGGAGCGTCCCAATACGTATACATAACCAGCGACCTGATCGGGTTGGATGGCTGACCCGCAAATAGGCGAATAGGGCAGACTCCGAACGTGTTCGACTCGCCCGAGAAACTAGCGGTAGTCAAGCTGGCGCCAGTCGGGACAGCTCCGATCACATTAAGGCTCAGCGCAAAGTTACGTGTAGGGGTTGCATACTGCGACATGGGTCCAATCGGGCCAATGCCAAGTTCCGTTCCACGGCCACTACCAGACGCCATGAACGCCACGTCGCTATTGTCGTTTCCGTTAACGTCCTGGCCCCGCTCGATGGCGAACGTCAAACCCTCGTGTGAGACCGTCTCCATGGCTCCGAATACCACAGCCACGCGGTTGGGTGCAGCACTCCCGAAACACGTTCCCTCGGCGGAGATAACGGAAGGCGTTGTCTCCGGGACGTTGAATCCATTTCCGTTGGGATACCCGTGCACGATAACGCGAGGGATCTTGACGCCGGTGATGGTGCCAGATCCGTTTGACCCAGTTCCGATGGTGATCCAAACAGCCGGGAACCCAGTTCCAAACGAACCACAACCGTATTCGATCTTCACAAACACGGGAGCCGTGGACTGGAGTGCGTCGTTCATACGGAAAATGTGATAACCCTTGGCCTGCGGGGCCAGCGTGCAGGCTGACATCGACGCGGTCGTAGCCTGTCCCGTGTCCGAAGTCTTGACCCATCCGCCCGCCAGGAACAGATTCTCGATGAATCCAACCCACTGTCGGATGCAAACGACAGTGGCCCCGAGACCGGTCACGATCGAATCGGACCTTGTGGAAATTTGCGCCATGCTGGTTGCCATTTTTACTCCTGAACGAGGTGGGTAATGGTCGCGGTGATGACACGCGCCACGGTGTCGTTATTGGTGACGGCCAGGTAACCGACCGAGCTCTCGGGCGTATCGCGATTCGTGAACACCGACACGGGGCTCTGGTTGACCGACATGGCGCCGAGCACCAGGGTGTTCTGGCAGATCAGGCCCTTGCCCGTGGGTGGGACGTCGGTGGTCAACCGGCCGTAGTCCGCCAATCGCGAGGCGCTGCTCTCGTACAGCCGAACCTCAGCCGGGTAGTTGGTGGCCACGGTGAGGATCATGGTGCACGGGGCCAGGGTGATCGGGATCAGCGTGACGGAGGTGGCGGGGATGAGCGTGGTCGTGGCGGTGGACGTCTTGCGCTTGAACTTGTCCTGCAGGTCCGCGATCTCCTGGTCTACGACGACGAGGTGCGTGTTGATGGCCGTGATCGCAGAGTTGATCCCAGTGACCGCGGAGTCGAGGGTTGTGACCTCGCTGTCGATCGCCTGGAACCCGTCCCGAACAGCCTGGCCCCAGGCGCCATCGCCGTCGGGCACCAGTGGCAGTCCGATGTTGCCAGTCGTTAGCGGATAGTCGGACATCAGTCCCCCCACGTGGCGTTGGCGAACTCACTGTCGCCGAAACCGAATACAGAGGCTCCAGAGCCCCAAGGGTTAGTGCACCAGGGGCCAATGCCCCAGCCGGCCAGGGTTGAGAGCACCGCGAGCGTGATGCCGTCGACGAGCCCAAGGCCGGAGAGCACGAGTTGGAGCTGGCTGTGGATCGCGCCTCGGTTATCAGACAGGCTGGGCCCGCGCTCCGTCACCAGGGCCGCGAACGACGGGATCGTGGAGCCCAAGAACGGCTCGACAAGGACGTTGGTATGGGCGGCTGCCTGAAGGATGTCCGCGTGGGCCTGGGCGGTCGTGATCGTGACGGGCGAGCTCCAGGAGCTGCCAGTCCAGGTTTCCACCAGGCTCGTTGTGCCGGCGGCCCACCTGAGCGAGAGCTCCTGGCGGAACCCCTTGTGGGCCCAGGAACGCTGTCGACTCGAGGCGGATCCCAGGACAGCCAGGGTGCCCTCGGGAACCCAGGACACGCTCCGGCCCTCTTTGATGGTTGGCTGCAGCGTCCACCGGCACACGGCGGCACCGGTGGCGTCAAGGGACGTCACGCGGGTGCTCGGGGCCTTGCCGTAGACGGTTGCCATGCTTAGCTCCAGGCCGGCAGGTCGGCGACGGTGGTGCCGATCAGGGTCGTCTCGAGCGAGGTGTGATAGGCGCCCTTGTTGTCTTTTAGATTCAGTGCCACGCCCGGGTCCGGCTGGGCCAGGAACGAGAACGCGTTGTCGAGGTGGGGCTGGACCAGCATCGGCTCCTTGAACCCGTAGGACAGGATCCTGGTGAGCGCGTCGGCGGTCAGGATCTGCGTCGGGGCCCCGTAGGACCCGCCAGAGTAGGTCTCGATGGTCGACTTGATGCCCACGCCCCACTTGATGGCCAGAGTGGGCCGGAACCCGTGGTGTGCCCAGGTTTTCGCCCAGGCCGCCCCGCTGCCGAGCTGGCCGGCAGCGCCCTCAGGCTTGAACGAGAGGACCAGGCCCTCGGTGGATTCCTTTTGGAGGGTGATGCGGAAGGCAGGAATACCTCCGCTGTTGAGGACGATCCGGGTGGATCCGACGCCATAGACAACGAAACCCATTAGCCCACCTGCATGAGAGAAACAGCGTTGACGAGACCAGCGCTCAGGGCGCTGTCATTGACCCGCAGGAGTTCGACGTCTACCGTGCGGTTTTCCTCGCCGCGCTTCATGGCCGTGATCTTGAACAGCTCGGTCGGGGCGGAGGTATAGGGGGTCAGCGAGATCAGGTCGCCGACAGTCCAGGAGGACCAGAACGTGGGCGGCATGTCCGCCGTGTTGCCGGTGCTCCGGTCGTGGAACGTCAGGGTGTGCACCTGCTGGGGCAGCCCGAACCAGTCCGCCCAGGCCCTTCCGATCGCCCGGGCAGCCGTGACATCGCCCACCGTCTTGCCACAGTCGAGCTGGAGGGGCGAACCGCCCAGGTGGGAGGTGGGGACGATCACAGTGGCGCTGGAACCGGACACCGCGTCGTTGTAGGACACGCGCACCTCGGACAGGTAGGCCCGGCAGGTCTGCAGGACCTTCCTGGGCCCCTGCTCGGACGTCCAGCAGCTCGCGTGCTGCGTGGTGGCCGTGCGGACGTGGTGAGGGCCCGAGTTGCGTGACACCAGGCGGTAGGACCCATCGGGCATCGGCACAGCGGTGGCCAGCAGGGTTCCGCAGAGGGCGCCCAGGTAGTCGGTGGCGCTGAGGCTGGTGATGTCCAGGCGGCTGATCGTGGTCGAGATCTTCGTGTTGATCGTGAACAGGCGCCCACCGATCATGCCGATCATTTCGTCGCCGTTGCCGGTGCGGACCAGGCGGCAGGGGACAGATCCGGGAGGAACGAACTCGGAGATCGTCTCGCCACGGCTGAACCACCTGGTCGTGTCGCCCGGGTAGGACGGGTCCTCCTGCTCATCGCCGTTGTTGACGTTGAGAGAGCTGTCGAGCCACAGGAACCGCAGGTGGCGCGTGGTCGCGTAGTTGCTGTCGACCATCGTCTCAATCCCGACCGCGTAGTAGCCGGCGATCGTCTTGGAACCAGCGGTGCCGGCCAGGGACAAGGGCTGGATCGACTGCGGGACGATCTCGAGCGTCTTGAAATCGACGCTGTTGACGGTGGTCCCGTTGAGCCGGTGCAGCCGGGTATGGGGATAGACCGTGCCGTTGATCGTCTCGGGATACGTGTGGACGACCAGGCCGCCACCAATGGCCCACACGCCGGCAGTGTTGCCAGCGTCCAGTGCGGCTGTCTGGCGGACGGTGAGGTTCCCACTGGAGTCGGCGCTCAACAGGGCCGCGCTGACGCTGGAATAGGGCAAGGCGCTGTCGGTGGTCGTCAGGGCCAGGATGGCCTCCTGTTCGTCGCCGGACGCGTAGATGCCCATTCCCAGGCCCATGACGGTGCCCGCCGGGAGCGAACCAGTGATCGTGGGGGTCACGGCGGATCCGAGTGTGTTGGCGGCGGTGTGCGGGGCGAAAGACCAGGCCCCGGAGCTCACCGAGTAGCGCCCTGGCTTGGCCGTCTGCGCGGCGAAATGGGCGTGCTTGGGGGACGAAATGGGCGTTGTGGCTGCAGCGTGGTTGGTCCAGTGGACCGAGGTGCCGTCCCAGTAGCTGTCGATGGCCTGCAGGGGGGTCGTGAGGGCGGCCCAGGTGCGCCAGGGGTGACGCCAGCCGTTGGTGGGCACGATGGCCCCGCCAGACAGGTCGCCGGCCTGGCAGACGACCGGGGGAGCCAGGATGTTCGAACTGGCTGGGAACTGGTGCAGGTCGCCGAGGACGTCAAGCGGTGACGAGGCGGAGATCAGGCCGTTCCAGACGAACCCAGCATTAAACGATCCCGTCCAGACGCCGGCCATGGGGAAGGCGCCGTCGGTTTCGCGAGTGGGCCCGCGACGGGCCAGGCGGAGGTTGCCGGAGGTGTCCTTGGTTTGGAGGCTCGATACGCCGTAGAGCTGTGGGTTGGATACAGCGAGAGACTGCCAGCTCACGACAGGTGCGCTGACGTCGGCAGGTTGCAGGTAGGTGGTGTCTAGCGCGAACGGCGCGAGCAGCGTCTCAGCCATGGCCACGCCGTCGAAATAGACCGGGTTGTGGCTGTTGCGCCGGATCCGCTTCACGAGGTTGATGTCCAGTGCACCGCTGAGGGGCGCACTGAGCCAGACCCACCCGCGCTCGCCGTCCACGTCCACGATCGTGACGTCCTGAGTCGAGTAGCGCATGGCGCCAGAGCTGAGGTCGACCTGGAAGATGGACAGGACGTCACCAGGGACGAGCTGCTCCACGCAGGTGAGATGGAGGTAACGCTGGCCGTCAGAGCCACTGGCCGGAGCTGCCACGCCCTCTGCGAGCACGTAGTGGGTGCGCAGGGTCTCGGGAATGCCCCACTGGACCACGTCGCCCAGGTGGAGGTGGCCCGTCAGGTCGGGTGCCCCCTGCAGGGTCACTCGCAGCACGCGGAACGTCTGCAGCTCAGTCATGTTCGTGTAGTCCTGGTCGAGCTGCATTCCGCCGGATGTGGTGTGGATGGTATGGATCTCCTGGATCGTCGTGTCCCAGTCATAGCCGGCCACCGCGTAGGTTGTTCCGCCGATGACGATGGTCGAACTCGGCAGCGCGATGAACTCTGCCGGGGTGAACGAACCCGTGTCGCTGATGTGGTTGCCCATGAGTGTTCCTGCCAGGTTCCAAGCCTGGAGGCCGCCGGTCCAAGAGAACTGGCCCTGGGTCCACAGGGCGGCCTCAATTGCGGCTGCGTTCGACCTTGCGACGTAGGGGCCTGCGAACCCGCTGGTTTTGTCTACCAGGATCTGGTCCGCGCTCTCCATTGTGAAATTCTGCGAGGCCGTGGTCGGAAGGACGGGGTATGGCCGGGAGGCGCCAGCGATCAGCGGGTTGCCGGCGTCGTCCGCGATCAATCGCTCCGCCATGAGCTGCGAAGCGTGCAGGGCGGTGAACCGGAGCATGGCATTCGCCTCGTCCCACTCGATCGAGGTCTCGTCCACGTAGCCGGACCAGCGCAGGGCCGAGCCGGTGCTCCAAACCTCGGTGATCTGGATCCAGGGCCCGAAATAGCGCATGGGCAGCCCCATGGTCGAGCTACTGGGCCCGAGGGATGCTGCCAGGCTGCCGTCTTTGTCCACCAGGTCGAGGTTGATAGACCCGAATGAGCTCTTGCTGAGGTCGCGCTCAAGGGTGGCATCGAACGCGGCCAGTGGGCACAGGTAGGGGGTCAGGTCGATCGTGTGTAGTCCGTTGGCAGTGATCGGATCCGTTGCGACGGGAACAGTAGAAGGGCCCCAAATCGTGGGCCAGGTGACGTCCGGTGTTCCGAGGCGCTCAATGGCTTTGACAGTCCAGGTCGACATTAGATCGCTCCGTTGACGACGCGGCCAGGGACGATGACCGAACCACGGCGCTGACCGGCCACCTGCAGGCCCTTGAGGACCAGGTTGCCCAGGCGCTCCATGCCGCGGTCGCTCGTGTCCATGATCTGAGCGCCGGCCATGCTGATGTGGACCTGGTGGAGGCCACCGTCGCCGCCGGAAGTTCCGGCCGCCAGGGCAGAGCCATACGAACTGTAGCCAGATACCTGACCCTGACGGCCAACCACACTCGCAGCCAGATCAGCCGCGAACGTCTTGAAGTCGGTTTCAGGGGCCACGACCTCGCGAACGCCCGGGACCTCGCCCATGAGGGCCAGGGTGGGGCCGTCGATCACGCCGCCAGTGGCGAAGGCAGTCGCGGCCACGGCAGCCATGGAGCCTTCCATCTCGGCGATCTGCGCGATGGCCAGGCCCTCGCCCACGAACGGAATGTCCGCGTATGAGGCCCAGGTCTCGGCAGCGGCCAGGACTGCGGCAGCATCTGCGGCCTCTAGCATGGCGATCGTCTTGACTTCGAGCGCGGCGACAGTCTCGGCAGATGTGGCGGCCTGTGTCGTAGCGACGGCAGCCTCCTCTGTGGATTGCGCAGCCGTGTCCGCCTTCTTGAACATGCTGTAGCCGACCTCGATGCCCTTGTTGATGAGCAGACGGGCAGCCATCGAGGCCAGAGACTGGACGACCTCCTGGGCCAGCGACTTCCACATGGCCTGCAGGGACTTCTTGAAGCTGGCTCCGTTGACGAGGACGTCAGCCATGGCCTTGCCTAGCCCATTCGACAGGGAGGTGGCCATCTGGTGGGCCGCATCGGCGACCTGCTGGCCAATCGACTTGGCCTCGTTGGCGAACCGCTGGAAGCCGGAGCGCAGAGCGTCCCAGGTGCTCATGTTCTGCTCGCGCTCGCGCAGGGAGATCTTCTCCATGTCGACGGCGTGCTTGTCCTTCAGTGCGAGGATCTTCGCGTTGATCTCAGCGATCTTCTCGGGCTTCTGGCCTTCGAGCGCGAGTTCCTTGTTGAGCTCGTCCAGCTCCAACTTGTATTTCTTGCCCTCGAGAGCCTCGGTCTGCCGGATGGCGTCGGCGCTGCTGATTAGACCGAGCTTCTCGAGGTTCTGGATCTTCAAGACTTCCAGGCTCTGCTCTGCGGCGATGTGGGAACGCTGAGACTCCAGCATGATGCCGTTGACCTTGTTCTGCTCCTCTTGCCGCTTCTTGTCGTAGTTGGCCTGGATTCCAAGAGACGCAGCGCTGGCGATCTCGTTAATCTTGGCCCGCTCCTGGGCAGCCTGGTCTCCGGTTAGTTGGCCCTTCTGCCGCTTCTTTTCCACCTCGTCAAGGTCCTGCTCATATTTGAGCGCGAGCTTGATGTATTCGATCTCCTCCTGCTTGTCGATGGTCGTCTTGTCGGCGAACTCCAGAGCCTGCGCGTCCAGCTTGAGCATGTCCTGCTTAAAGGTGTTTTCCTTCTCGCGGTGTTCTTTGGTGTCAGCGTGGTTGCCATCGGCGGACTCAGCTTTGCCCTTTTTCTTGGGCCCAAGGCCCATGAGCTTCATGGTCGATTCGGTGTAATCGTCCTCGATCGACTTCATTGTCAGAGCGTGGGTTGCAGCCTCTTGCTCCTCTTTTGCGCGGTAGTCGGCCCAAATCTTCTTCAGGGCACCCACCTTGTCTTTCTCTTTGACGATCGCGATAGCGGCTGCGACGTTGGCGGAAACGGCATTCATGGCGTGGCTGATACCCGACGTGATGACCTCCCACAGCTTGCGGAACGTCTCCCGGATGGCGTTGACCATCTGATAGAGACCGCTGAACGCGTTGCTCAGGGACGAGACGGCCTCGGGACCGTTTTGGGCCAGGTCGTCGTTGAACGCCTCCAGCACCGGCATGAGCTCTTTGCCGATGGTGATCTTGACGCCCTTCATCGTCAGGTCGAGCTCCTCTTGGCTCTTGCGGTAGGCATTTACAGCCTCCACCGAGTCGCTGCCGACAATGAGGTTGAGCTTCTCAGCCTTGACCCGAGCCTCCTCCAGGGCCTCCGCAGTGATGCCGAGGTATTTGCGGACCTCCATGAAATTGCGGCCGAAAATCTGCGTGGACGCGACGTTGGCGTCGGTGCCGGCCTTCATGTTTTTCAGGGCCCCGAACGTGTCGAGCAGGATGTCCTTCGAGCCCCGCAGGTGGCCGTTGCTGTCGCGAGTCGCGACGCCCAGGTTGTGGAACGCGTCCTCATTCGTATTGAGAGAGCGCGTCATTTTGGCGACGATGCCCTGGAACGTGTCGGCATCACCGTGCACGCCCTTGATGGCCACACCGAACGCTGATGCGTCCTCGGTGGAGGTGCCAAGCGTTTTGGCCAGTTTCTGAGCCTCGACTGTCCAGTCCTTGGTCTCGTTGACCATGTCCTTGAACATCGCACCGCCGCCAATGATGGCGCCCAGTGCGGCCAGGGGGGCCGCGAGGTTCTTGATGACAGCGCCCATGCCGGTGAACTGCTTTTCGACCTGACTCGTGCTGTCCTTCACGCCGGCGCTGAACTTCGCGAGGGCAGCCAAGGCCCCACCAGCATCACCGGAGATCAGGAATTTCAGCTCGGAGTTGCTGGCCATAGGGTCACCTAGTCGTCGAAATCTGGTGGTTCAGGTGGGTCGGGTGCTTTGGAGTAGGCTGAGAGGCTGGAGGCCCAAATCTGGAGGCTCTGCGCATGGGCCGCGATGGTGCGCTCTTTGAGGTGGTGCTCAGCGAGTGCGAATGCCTGATCTGCGGGAACGTGGGCAGCTTGGACCCAGCCGCCAACCATTGGCGCGATGAGGCGCCTGATTAGGTGGCGGTCGTCTTTGGGGGCTTGGCTTTGCTCTTGGCTGGGGCGCCATCGGAAGAGATATTTGTGCCTCTCACGGAGATGCCCCATTCGGTAAAAAAACCGATGACCGCCTGGAACGAAACCGAGAACGGCTGCAAGGCGGCAGCGGTAATAAGGGGGTCCATGATCGCGGGCGTGCTCTCGGCTGCGAGCAGAGTGGCGTCGTCGGCAGCCAGGACGGCAGCCAGCTTGCGGAACACTCTGGTCTGGCCAGCATCGGCCAGGGACTTCACGAGCTCGCTTAGCGCTGAGACATCGCCGCCCTGGAGCTTGACCTGAGCGCCTAAGAAGGCGCCCAGGTCGAGGTCCTTGAGCAGAGGCATCCCGTGTTCCATCCGAATGGTGGAGAGGACGCGGTCGCTCATGTTTACAGCCCAGCCGAGGTGGGATCGTCGGTGATGACGACCACGCCGTTGCCGGCCGCGTTGTAGATGAAGGGGCTGCACTGGAGCTGCAGAGTGACCTTCACCTTCATCTCGTCCTTCTTGGACATCTTGATCTCGATGTCGGACACGATGGAGGCAACGGGGAACAGGTAGTGCCAGAATTCGCCAGGCACGGTGGAACTGGCGACGCGGTAGAGCACGCTATAGAGCGTGTTGTAGCTCTGGGGCCCGAGCAGGGCGATCTTGCGGGCGGCGACGCCAGTGGCAGCCGCGACGGTGATCAGATCGGCGGCCTGGCTGCCGAACAGGTCCACGAGGTGGGCCGGATCGACTTCGAAGAACGTGAACTCGGCGCTGGCGGATTCGATGCCGGTGACGAGCTCCACGGCGGGGCCGTTGTTGGGGTCGAACTTCACGGTCGACGGTTTCACCTTGAAATCGAGGCCAGTGTTGTCGAGGGTGGCCCACGGCAGGATTCCACCGGTGAGGACCTTCTTGGCAGCGGCGAGGGTGCCGGTGCTGCCGAAGAAAATCTTGTAGTAGTCCTCCTCGTTGGTGATGCCGGTGGTGGGGGCAGGGGCGAGGTAGATCTGGCCGGGGCCGACCTTCTTGATGGTGCTGTTCGCGGTTGCGAGAGACATGGTTACTCCGTAGGGGAAAGGGTTTCGGGATCGGTTTCGACGACGACGCCGGGCAGCTCTTGGACGCGCTGGACCGCTGTGTCGGGGATCAGGGTGCGGACGCCGGCAGGGAGCTCCAGTTCGAGCTCGGGATACCGGCTGGTGAACAGCGTTGAGGTGGCCCAGGTGCTCATTCGGGACTCCAGAAGTAGTGGAAAGAGAACTGCAGGCCCGTGGCGCTGTAGGGCGGGTCGCCGTCTTGGCCGTCCCATCCCTGGTTGACCCAGGTGGTCCTGAGCGCCAGGCCGCCGAGCGTGTCGTCGGAGAGGATGGCCCTGCGGATCGCGATGGCGAGCTCGTCTGTGGTGTCCTCCTCCTCGCGTCCAGAGCAGCGGATTTCCACCTGGAGGGTGTAGATGCGCTGGTGGGTGCGGGAGTGGTCGTCAGATGGATCAGCCGGCACGTCGCCGGTCGAGTAGACGGCCACCAGGGGCATCAAGGCGTCGGCCAGGTCCTTGCGCGGTGCGGCGAAATAGCTTGTGTCGGGGATACCGGCAGCAGCCACGACCAGGGGCCGGATTGCGTCTCGGATGTCCTTTTGCAGGCTCATGACGCCCTCCCGAGGAATGCACGGGTGACGGCGCCATTGCCGCGCAGCTCGACATGGATGACCGACCAGAGCTGGCTGGCCCATGTGAGCGTGTCGCGAGAGGCCGACAGGTTGGGGACGTCGGCGGTGGCCATGCGCAAGACCTTGGTGCGGCCTGCGACGATGGCTGTTCCGCCGAGTGTGTCCTCAGCGTTGGCGACAGACGGGATCCCGCGAATGACCGTGCCATCGGACAGGGTCACCAGCTCGCCGAATGAACCGGCGAGCATGGAGTGGACGTCTGCAGCCACGTTGACCATTTACTTGGGATCCCGATTGGTGACCTTGGAGGAGGCGTCGCGGTTGACCAGCTTCTCGTCTTCGTCGGCAGCGGGCTGCGTGGGTTCGACGTGGAACATGGCCTTGCCGTAAGCAACCAGGGCCCTGGCGTCACCTTCGGCGCACTCGATGAGTTCGCCCTTAAAAGCGACCTCGCCGGAGACGACGACGTGTTCGAGGATTTCGATGATTCGGCTCATGTGTGCTCCTGGAATCGGCAGGGCGCCGGAACGCCCCGCCGGTTCAGAACATCGCGGTTTAGGCGATGATGTCGTTCATGAAGGCGAAGCTGCCGGGGTGGCGCACGCCAGCGTCGACCATCTGGATGCCGGTCACGCGGACCAGGCCGGAAGTGCTGAGGCTGTAAGGATCCACGGTGATGTCCAGGGAACCGAACTCGCCGACGAGCAGTTCGCTCCAGTTACCGAAGAACAGGTCGGACAGGTTGGTGCCGGAACCCTTTGTGTTGGTGCTGGCGACCTGGTTGGAGGCGAGAGCCTCGTAGCCGTTGATCTCGTTGTTGTCCCAGATCATGCGGCTGCCAGCGGCGGCGGCCACGAGGGTCTGCTTGGCAGAACCGCGGACCTTGCTGTTGGTGACGTACTTGCAGGGGCTGCCGTCCAGAGCATTTGCGACGGCGACGGCCGTCTCGAGCGCCACGGCATTGGCGAAATTCAGGGCGAGACCATTCGTCGCGCCCGCAACCACACCCACGCCGGTCTGGCCCTTGAGGCCGAGGGGTTGGTTGGCGCCGGAGCCGGTGCCGTAGAGGCAGGCGGCGTCGATCGCCAGGGCGATGCTCTTGCTGAGGTCGTCCATGACGTAGTGGTCAGCAGCGATAGTGGCCTGCTGGAGCAGCATCTTGGAGTAGGCGCGAGCGGCCAGGACCTGCTTGGGGCTCAGGGTGAAGATTTCCAGCGAGGGGTCGGAGACGCCCACGGCGGTGCTGTTGTCAGCCAGCCAGGAGGCAGCGCCGGAACCGTTCTGACGGGCGAAGGGCACGTAAGAGGTCAGGCCGGTGAGGAAGGTCGCGCCGGCCTGGGCCACGATCAGCTTGTTGCGGAGCAGCTCGATGAACGTGACGGGCGCGGTGCTGATCAGGTTCTTGGCGCTGGCGGCCACGGTGGCGTCCTGGGCGCGGGAGGCCAGGTTGGTGGGGATCAGGATGCCCTTGGCGGTGCGGCCAGTGCGCTTGGCGAGCTCGTCGCTGACTTCACGCTCGAAGCACCGCTCGCCGCTGACCTGGGCGTTGATGGCCCGGCAGATGCTGTATTCGCGGTTTTCCTTCTCAGTGAGCTGGATCACGCCGGGGGCAGCGCCCATCTGCGTGCCACCGCGCTCGATGACCTTGTCCAGGAACATCTTGCGGACCTGCTCGCCAGTGGCGCCGGCCTGCAGGAGCTGGGAAGTTTCGGAGCGGAGGCCGAGACGCTCGCCAGCAGCCTGGAGCTCGAGGCTCTCGGTGATGGCAGCGGCGCGGACGGCGTCGGTATTGAGGGCGGCCACGGAGGCCGCAGGGGTGTTGGGTTCCATGAGAACCTCCTGGGTGTGTCGGGCCGCTTCAGTGGCCGGATTAGGGGAGACAGCGGGGACGCTGTCGGGTGTTGCGAGAGCTTCAGAGGACCGGCCAACACCAACGGTGTTGTCGGCGGGGATAGAGACGAACGAGGTCTCGTAGGGGGTCCAGCAGGTGGCTCGGACCTGATCGGGGGCACCGGCCTTGCCGGCCGTGGTTTCGAAGTCGTCAATGCTGTATCCGACGCTGATCTTGGTGCGGATTCCATCAAGCACGTCCTGCCAGATCTCGCTGGCGTGCACGCTCTTGGAGAACCGGACCACACCGCGCAGAACGCCATCGGCATCCAGGCTCACGGAATCGACCACACCGATCTGGTCGCTGGGGTCATGGTTGAGGAGCAGCGGGGCACCGTCCTGCATACGTGACAGGTCGATCTCGCCGGCACGGTGGCCGAGGGTCTCGATTCCGAACCAGCGCTCGACAGGCTGCTCGCTGGAGATCGCTATGGCGCAGGTGCGGGCCTCGTGGTCAATGGCATCACGCTGGAAGGTGATGCTGCGGCGTTGAACGCCCTTGATTGAACGGGTTTCAGTCATTGGCGTCCTCCTGGTCGTCCTTCTTGGTTTTCTCGGTGTCCTTGCCGTCGCCGTCGTCCTTGGGCTCGATAGCCTCCTGAGCTCCAGGGCCCGCAGCGGCGGGAGGTTTGGCCAGGGCGCCGATATTCAGGCCCAGCTTGTCGATGAGGTCCTGCTCAGCCTTGAGCTGGTTGCAGAGCTCGACGAAATCAACGCCCTTCTCTGCGCAGACACGGGTGCGGGAATCGAGGCCGAATCCAATCGACTCGATCTTGCTCTGCGTGTCTTTGACGGGGTCGACCCAGTCGAAACCGCGAGGCTCCCACTGGTGGGTGCTGAACTTCTCGAATGTGACTCCGGCAGGCAGGGCAATCTGGCCAGTGAGGAACACCTGCGCGAACAGGAACTCGTTGGCGACCCGCTCGCACAGCGAACCAACCAGGAGCGCTTGGCACTCGCGGAAGAAATCACGCTGCTGGAGGATGCCCTGGCGGATCGAACTGAAGGACACGCTGGTCAGGTCACCAGTGAGGTCGGAGTAGGCCACGCCCATGCCGGCGGCGATGAGCTTCAGGATGGCCTTACTGAACCCGTCGAACGCCGTGTTGGGGTGCTGCAGGTTGGGGAACTCGATGTCGAGGCCGGCGGGGACGCCCTGGTAGAAGATGCCGTTTTCGCGGGGCATCGACCGGGCGGCCATCATGGGGTCCAGGTTCGTATTGAGGTCGCGGTCGTCGTCGTTCTCCAGGCTGCCGCTCGTGTCTTTGAGCAGGCCCAGGCGCTGCGATTCGTGGTGGGCTGCAGCCACCTCTGATTCCCAGTAGGAACCCAGGAGGCTGAGCAAATACATCGACGGCGCGACCCAGCTCGTGCCACGCGTCTGGATGCAGCGCTCGGGATCGAACCCATGAATGATGTCCTCGGCGGGGATGCGGACCTTGGGTCCGGCGCCCCATGCCTGGCGGTAGTTGATGAGCTCGGGATCAGTGAACCAGTAGGCAGCGGGCCGTCCGTAGAGGTCGACCTCGACGCCCTGGATCACGGCGTTCCTGCCTTGGCCGGCAACCACGCTGTAGTTGTGGTCCAGCAGATCGGCGTCGAGCCACTGCAAGGCGAACCCGTATTTGTTGCCGCTGTATCCGCGAATGATGCGAATGAACGCCTCGCCGTCCATGGCGATCGTCTTCATCCACTGGCGCTGGACAGCAGCGAAATCACTCTTGCCATCAGCGGTGGCGGACTTGGCCCACTGGCCGAACACGTCCTCGATCTTGTTGGCGTAAGGGTCGCGCCGGGTGCCGGACTTGCGGCTGCTGAACGTGCTCTGGAACGTGCATCCCTTGGGGCCCGCAGTGCCATCCGATATCAGGCGCAGGAACTGGCGCATGATCGGGTTGTTGTTGGCGAGGCGCCGGGCGTTGGACCGCAGGAGCATGGCGTCGCGCCGGATCTCCTCGTCCTTGCTGCGGAGTTGGTTGATCCAGCCGGCACCGGCCTGGGGGGTCGCGCCAACGTAGTAGGCCGCGATGTTGGGCAGCATCATGCCGCGCTTGCCGGAGCTTTTGAAAAGGCCCTTCAGACGCTCAAACATCAGAACACCCGTTCAGGACTGTGGAACGTGAACATGGAGCCACCGCGCTCTCGCCGGACCATGCCGCGATAGACGCCACGCAACTTCAGGAGGTCGGCGTGGGGCAGGTGCTTGGCCTTCACGCCGTCGATCTCGTATTCGACGATTGAGTCGCCCAGGCGGCCCTCAAGAACGGCCTCCACGGCAGCCAGGCCCTTCTCGGCGTGGGTGCGCGGGTCGTAGCCTGCCGGAGGATTCGCGGGGTCGATCAGGACCTTGAGGACGCCAGAGCCGACCGTGTAGCGCTCGGTGCCATTCGACACAGTGGCGACATAGCGATAGTCGCCCGGGGTGAGCTCTGCGGTGACTGCGGCTGCGATCCGCACCTCGTGGCCGTTGGGGTCGGTGGGAGAGGGTGCCGATTCCAACGTCTGAACCACAGCTCCAGCGAGGTGGAGGTATAGCGCCAGCGCCCAACCATCAGCCGGCGAATACGCGGGCAGATCGATAGACCAGAGAACTGTGTCTCCAGCCGTAAGGGCGTTTGGGATAGTGCGGATCGCGGCCATTCTTTGGGGTTTCCCTCAGATATGGCCAGTTTCGTGGTGCAGCACTGCGGGGATTACCCTACTGAGCCGCAGTGTCTACTTGTTGCTGTAGCCGTCCTTATACCAACCGCCACCCGACAGGTGGAACGAGCTGTTGGCGATGATCCTCTCGGCCTGCTTGCCGCACTCAGGGCAGGCGATCTCGCGCTGCTCCCGGTTGTGGGTAAATCGCTCGGCCATGGTTGCGCAGGAGGTGCAGCGGTAGAGGTATAAGGGCATCACCAGGCTCCAGATCCACCACCCATCGGGCGTGGCGTTGTGGTGGGGACCTGCACGGCCTGTGGCGACGGCTGGGGTCGTCCAACCACGCGCACGACCCTGCGGGGCATGTCGGGTGCAGGCTCGGGTTGATTCACTGCGGCGGCCACGGGATCAGTCGCAGTGTGTTCAGCCATCTCTGGATCAGGGGCCCGTTTCGGCATCTCCATCGCCTGGCCGGCCCTAGAGACCATGGCCTTCAGGTCCTTTGGGGCAAAAATAGAGACCGCGGCAAGGCAGTAAACGTGCAGATCCAGGATCTCGTTGGGTCGCCCCGCCTTGACCTGCTCGTAGGCCCGCCGGCCAGACTTGCGTGTCGCCCGCTCGGTCAGCAGCTCGTCGAAATAGTACTGCTCGGTGTCACATGGGAAATGCTGGAATCCGCCGCCGTGGACAGCGATTTTCAGCGAACTGTAGATGTCGTCCTTGGCCGAGACCGTGTCGACCAGGTGGAGGCCCTTCACCTTCTTGGACTTCAGCACCAACTTGGCCTGGGGCGTCGTGGCGCCCTTGATCGGGTAGATGACGCTGGTGAGGTCTCGGCGCTCGCGGCGGAACTTGTAGACCTGTTTGTCAAAGTGGCCGCCGGTGTCGATGGCGCATACGCGAACCCGCATCGATCCTCCCGACACGCGAGGCCAGCTCCGTTTCAGATAGCTCTCCAGGACGTCCCAGGGCTCATCGGTCAGCAGGTTGCCCGGGATCTCGACATGCTCAACGGTCCAGGCTTCCATGCCGGCGCCAAATCCGCGCACCAACAACTCCAGGCGCTGCGGATTCTCGGTCTGGATGTCGACGCTGGCCACCAGGAGACCGACGCCATCGGGGACGGTGCCGGAGACGTAGGACTCATCGCGGGCCCGCTTCATCAGGCCCTCGGCATCAGCCGCCTGGCCGTGGTTCAGATCCCAGGTCTCGCCCAGGCTCTCGTTGACGAACGTCTGGAGCTGGGCCGGGCCGCCGGCCACCTTGGTCACGAACGACTGAGCCATGCCTGCCAGCGTGCTCCAGGGGCTATACAGCTCGTTTAGGTGGAAACCGACTGTTCCAGGCACCAGAGCCTCGCGGGTGGCCCTCCAGACGCCCTTGCGGAGCATTCCGGGCCGGTGCGACTCGGTGATCTCGCCCCCACAGACCGGGCAGGCCAGGACCGCCTCCCAGGGCTTGCCCTCTGGCCAGACGACGTTTTTCCATTCCAGCAGGTGGAACTCGTCGCAATGGGGGCACGGGACATAGCGTTTTCGCATGTCCGAGGTGTTGAATGCCTTCTCGATCCTGGACTCGCCCTTGATGCCTGGCGTGCTCACGTAGACATGTTTCCGGCGCCCGACATAGGTCTGCGTGCGTTTCACGGCAAGGTCGATTGGGTCACCCATTCCGGTGTCCTCACAGAACTTGTCGACCTCGTCAAAAAACACGGCGCGGCAGGTGCGGCTCGCGAGTTGGCTGGGGCTGTTACTGCCGGCGATGGCGATGAAACCACCGGCGAACTGTTTCAAGAGCTGCGTGTTGCTGCTGTCCCTGGCCTTCTCCACGATCCGCTCAGCCAGCTCGGGCGTGTCTCGGATCAGCAGGCTCAGGCGTTCTTTTGACCAGGCCGTGGCAGATTCTACGGTCGGGTAAACGACCAGCATTGGGCAGGGGTCCTGGTGGGTGAAATAGCCGATTGCGTTGTTGATCGCCTCTGATTTGCCGACGCGCGCGCTGCACATCAGCACCACGTTCTCGACTGCTGGATCGCTGATCGTGTCCATGATTTCCCGCAGGTGGGGGGCCCTATCCGTTCGCCACCTACCTGGTTCTGCTGAGATCTCGGGCGAGAGCCGTCGGTAGGTATCGGCCCAGCCGCTAACCGTTAGGCGAGGCGGGGGGGGAAGGACGCGGGCCCGGATCTCCCTGGCCAGGGAGAGAGGATCACGCATTAGGGGCCTCTACCTGGTCCTGGCTGGACAGATTGGCCAGGGCCTCGTGCACCAGGTCGGTGATCAGGGCCGCCCGTTCGCCCACAGAGCTCAGGGGGTCGATTGCAGGTGCCACACGGTTGGGCAGGGCCAGCAGGGAGGCCCTCATCATGGCGCACTGTTGGGACCACACTCGCTGCACCTCTGTGGCCTCCAGGAGCGTGCCGGCCTGCAGGTCGCGCTCCATTTCCGCCATGTCTGCCTCGGCCGCCAGCTTCCTGCTCTTGTCATCTAGGGACGGCTGCCATTTGTGCTCCCGAACCCAGGTGATGCCCTTGTTAAGGTCAATATAAACGCTGTTGCGTGTCGGCTTCTCGTGGGGGAGCCCGGCGTCCATCCAGTCGCTGATCGCCTGAGGCGTGACGCCGCATAGATGCGCGAACTCGTTCCTATTCAGGTCGATCTGCTTGGGCGCTGCCATATAACTCCTGGTTCATGTAGTAAAGTAGGGCAAAACGTGCACCTAGACGAGAAGGGAAGTCTGCGCGGTACCCGCAAATTCAACGGCTGGAAGGACCCGTAAACTCAAGGCAAATAGGGCCGACCGTCCTGTGGTTATAGCCTGCACGAACTGCATTGAAAGCCTCTCACTTCATGGTGGATATTGCCTGGTCGAATGCCTTGGATACCTCTGTTGCGAACTGCTCGTTGACCACCTTGTTGGCGATGTCTACGAACTGCAGCGTTGCTGCTACAGGCGTGCGTCTGAGCAGCGTATAGAGCAGGCGATTGCCAGTGTTGATCGACAGGCCCTTGCGCTTCTTCTCTCGCGCCTTCTGCTGCTTGGACGTGCGAGCAGGCGTGTATGCCTCAGCCAGGTTCACCCGCTGCAAGATCAGCCACGTGTCTTTGCCGCGCTTACCCTGGATCATGAAGGTGTTGGCCTTCCCTTCCATTTGGCCGTTGGCCATCCGTTTAATGTCCAGATTCTTGATGTTAAGAGCGTTGCCCTTGGTGATCACGCCATTGCCCAGCACACGTCGGTTGGGGATGGCCAGATACTTACCCTTGCTTGGGACCTTTTGCCCGCCTTCCTCGAACTTGTTGAGGAAATCGCGATTCTCTTGCACGCGAACAATGACAGACCAATTCGACTTAGATGCACGTTCCATTGGGTCGATATAGATGCCCTGCAGAACCCACGGTCGATTGATCTTAAAAGTGGACGAGATATGCTCCCGTTGTGCCTTCTGAACAGCATTGGCCAGATTATTAAGCGTCAGCATCATCGCAAACGGCGCCTGGGTTTCCTGAATCGAATTCAGCTTGCCCAGGACGTCGTCCGCGTTGAGTTTGGCGGTGATTGTGATCACGGCAGCACGACCTTGACCGTGAACTTGAAATCCTCCTCGTCGCCAGTGCCAGACACGACATGGCAGATGACGGGATAGCTCTTGCCGGCGACACCGCCGCCCAGTTTGACCCAGGCTGTTTTGTCGACGGCGTTGGTGCCCTGTCCTAGCAGGTCAATGCCGGCAGCAGCCGTGAATACGGCCGAGACGAGCGTGTCAGCTCCCAGCCAGGCCGAGAGGTCAACGATATAGGGCAGCTTGGACGCCGGGTGCTTCAGAATCCAGGATCCAGCCTCATCAGTTACGAATGCCACGTCTGCTCCTTGTTTTGAGAATACGGTTGTCCAAAACGACCTTAAAGACACGAGAATCGGCATAAGTCGCCATAACGCGACTGTCAGACGCGATTTTAAGAACTTCAACTGTTCCAAGATTGATAAAAACAGGCTTAGTGAATGTGCCATCGGCAGAGCCGCCTACTAACACGACCTGGTTGGATGCGCCTGAAACGCCGCGAACGCCCGTGGCTGAGCCAGACAGTGCCCGCGACCTGGTGCTCGTGCCTGATACGCCATGGGCCCCGGTTGCGCTGCCAAAGACAGTCAACGTGCCAGAGCTCGTTCCGATGTCAGGGGCCAGGTGGGTGCCAGACGCGCTGCCGGCGAGTTGCAGGGCCCTGGACGAGCTGCCCGAGACGCCTTGAACGCCCGATGCCGAGCCCGAGATCGGCAGGGAGACCGAGCTGGTGCCCGTGGTGACACCCGCGACCGAACCCGTGGCCGAGCCAGTGAGAACCAGGGCCCTGGAGCTCGTGCCCGTGACAGTTGCCGGCGTGAATGTGCCCGAGGCAGATCCGGCGAGCACCAGGCCGCCATTGGCTGTGCCCGAGACGCCGTGCTTGCCCGCGGCAGATCCAGACACGGGGATCGAACCAGAACTGGTGCCCGTGATCGGCGCCAGGTGGGTGCCAGAGGCAGATCCAGCCACCTGCAGTGCACCCGTGGCCGATCCAGTGACGCCATGGGCCCCTGAGGACGTTCCAGCGATCGCCAGGGCCTTGGATGTGGTTCCGGTAACCCCATGAGTTCCAGTGGCCGTTCCGGCGAGCTGCAGGCTGCCCGTCGAACTGCCGATCACCACCAGGCTGAACGAACCCGAGGCGGATCCAGCCATGGGCAACGTCGCCGAGCTGGTGCCAGAGATCCCGGCGCCAGTGAATGTGCCAGTGGCAGATCCAGAGAGGGCCCCGATTGCAGACGAGCTCGTGCCCGTAACAGGGGCGATGAACGTGCCCGAGCTTGAGCCAGACATGGCCATTGAGCCGGAGCTCGTGCCGGCGACACCGTGCGATCCAGTCGCGGATCCTGTCGGGGCCCCGATTGCGGTAGTGCTGGTGCCCGTGATTGTGGTTCCAGTGAACGAACCAGATGCCGATCCGCCGATCGACATGGTGGCCGAGCTGGTGCCAGTGACCGTTGGGGCAGTGAACGAACCGGAGATCGATCCAGCCAGCAGCAGGGCCGCGGTGCTGGTGCCAACGATGGACGTCGAGATCATCGACCAGAAAGAATCTCCGGCCACCTGCTCAACAGGGGTCGAACCGTCGAACGCGGCCAGGTTGTCTCGCGTGTCGCGCGTGCTGAAAAACGGATTGCCCATCACGCACCGCCGATCGTGATGGTCCCGTCGATCACGGGTGTCGTGCTAATCGCGCTCATTGGGACGATGTATGCCATCAGGTGGGCATCGGGTCCGACCTCAGCCAGGCCGAGCTCCTCCCAACCTTTCCGCTCGATGTAGTTGGCGGGGGACGTTGGGTTCATGCTGATGGCGCCCAGCTCCTTTGTGGCGATGAGATTTGCAGGTCCAGTCCCACTCGTGCCGGATATGGTGACATCCGCGATGGCCTTGATTGTCTTGCCCGTAACCCCAGGGTCTATCAGGAACATGGCTGGTGGAGCATTTGTTACAGGCGGAGAAAATACAATCTGGCCCGTCGAACCATCGTTATATGTGACATTCAGCGTGTATACGGTGATGTTCAAGATTCCGTATGTGCCAATCGATTCCATCCACCACTGAACATCTGCCCCGCCCGGGTCACATCGTCCGGCCGCAGACAGGGCCACCAGGTCCGCATTGAGCGCGTATGGGATGCCTTGGGTTGTCTGGTCGAAATACATGCTGGCAAGGCGGTCGACAATCACAAGCCGGTGCTGGCCTGATGCAGCCTTGGCCTCAAGCTCCAACACGCGATTGGTTTTGGTCCCACCGTTGACGATATTCGGAATAAGAGCTCCGGCAACCGTGTCGTCCATGACTGTCCACGTGACAGAAGTCGCTGCCCCACCCGCTGCCCACCACAGGGTAATTGGATAGAGAGCGATGATCGATGACGATGGGTAAGCGGGAATCGTAAACCTACGGCTCACGCCTCGATTGCCGACGGCTGACCATGCAGCAGAAATGTCGTTCAGAGACGAGAAATCGCTCATGGGTAGCCCTCAGTGGCCGCCGGCGATGATGGTCCCGAGAACCGTCCCGAGCGTGGTTGTGGTTGTCCAAAAGGTTCCGAACAGGCAGGCGTTGGAACCGATCTTTGGCATCGCGAGCCGGGCCCAGTCACGGGTGTCGTTGTAGCCTGCGACAGCCAGGAACGAGGTCGCCAGCTTCTTAGTGGCCGTTACACCGAAGTTTCCAGCGGTGCCTGTGGTAGCGCTGAGGGTCACGCTGGTGATGCCCTTGATCGTGCGACCCGCGACGGCAGGCTGGATGCGATACATGCGATAGGCCGGGACGGTTGCGGGAAGTGCGACCACCACGTTGCCAGTGCTCGCGTCGTCGTAGGTCACGGCTACCGTGGCGTTGACGCCCGTTGCACCTGTGGCCGTATACCATTCCAGGAACCACTCGACATCACTTCCAGATACATCGCAGCGACCATCGGCAGCAGGGGCCGTCAGGGTCGCTGCAACAGTCTGCGCCGTAGTCACAATTCCAGACATGCCGCCCATGTGACCAATGCGGTCGCGCAGGATTAGGCTCTGTCCAGCATTGGTCATCACGATGTCAGTGAGTAGCAGACGGTTAGTCCCACCTGACGAGTTGGCGTATTTCGGGGCCCATGTTCCGGCAGTGGCAGCGGTGGGATGTGCCCAGGTAGTAGGCGCAACACCCACAGTAGGACTGCCGGTCATCATCCAGCCGGAATAGTCGAAGTTGGCCACGACGGTCAGGGTCGTTTTATAGAACTCTTGCCGGCAGCCGGAACCGCCATTAGAGGCGGCAGCCAGGGCCGAGACTACGTCAGAGGCTGTCGCGAAATCAGTCATTGGACGAGCTCCAAGTAAGAGAAGTCGAACGCGTTCGAGAGGGCATCACAGACGCCATCGAGGAACGCGGTCGTCCCGTCCACCGAGGCCACCTGGTATTCGCCAGGGAATGCCTCGGAGAACGGATCGAGGACGCGGACGCGATCGCCGGTCTGCATTACATCGACCGAATGAACGAACTCACCTGGATAGGCCCACCGATGACGATGGAGACCGTATTCAGGTTGAGGTCCTGTCCAGAGGTTCCGATCGTGCCCTGCTCAATCACGGTCGTACCGTCGGACTTGAGTGCACGGTAGAACGCCGCGGTGCCAGTGGCGTCGGCAGAGCTGTCCTGCGTGATGGCATTGGCCGTCATGCTGCCAGCGGAGGGCGCGGGGAACGCGGTGGCGCCGAACGTCAGGGTGCCGAGCAGCACCTGGCTGCCGAGGGCGGTGTCAGCGTTGGCCGGCACGCCGCCAGTGGCGTCATAGATTTTGAGCTGGCCCGTGTTGAACAGGGCAGCGTAGGTGGTGAGCATGGCGTTTTTCTGTGCGACGGCAACAGACAGAGTCATGGGGCCTCCAAGGGGTTAGGGTTGCGGGTCAGTCTTGCGTCGGTTTTGGTCGTGCGCACCGGGCCCAGGACAGGCCGCGAGCTTGGTGACGGCAGCGCTGAGCTGCTTGGTGAGGGCGTCGAATTTCGCCTCCATTTTTTCTTCGAAGCGACGCAGGGTCTGCTTGGTCTCGTCAGCCTCTTTGGTGCCGGATGCCTGGCGCTCGTCCACTCGGGTGACGACACTCTTTACACCGGAGAGCTCCTCGTCAAAATCGTCCAGCTTGCGATCCAGCTCTTCGATCCGCTTGCTGAGCCGGCCCTCAATGGCCTGTTCGAGCGTTGGTAGCGAGCGCTTGATCTCACCGATGTCATCTCCGATCCGCTTCATGTCCTGGTCGACGCGCTCTCGGTCACGGGTGGCCAGATAGCGGAATGCGCCACCAAAGGCGCCAGCCACTGCGAGGCCCACAGCCACCGCGACGCCGATCATTTCCTGGGTCATTTGCCACCATCATCAGGACGGGACTGCTGCAGGAGCACGTCCTTGTTGGCGCTGCCGGCACTGGAGCCGAAATAGTAAGAGATGACGCTGATCCAGGCGGTGCCGAGGCTACCGAGCATGATGTTGAGCACGTCCTTGTTGTCGGACGGCGGGGCCCACTTGAGCAGATACCAGAGCAGGGCAAAAAACCCGAGGGTCACGCCGATGGCAAGCACGGCAGGGATCTTGTCCCGCACCTGGATCTCGCGGTTGCGGGCCCCTTCGCGGTCCTGAACGGCCAGAGCCTGCAGGTCCTTGATCGCGTTGATGTCCAAAGCCTTGAGCTTGAGTTGGAACTCCTGGTCGGCGTCCTTCAGGGCCAGGAGCTGCTCGGGCGTGACGCTGGTGACCAACTTGGCCAGGTCGTCCGGTGTGGCCTTGGTTGGATCGCCGCCGAGGGCTGAGGCGATGAGCTGACCTGCAGCTCCACCGAGGGGCCCTCCGAGTGCCGTGCCGAGAAACGGGGCAGCCTTACTAACCACGGCCTTCCAATCGAATGCCATCACGCCTCCACAGGGGGAATGGCATTGGCCCGAGCGGCCCAGCCTTTGGCGAACTTCTGGTTGACGGGCTTGGCGTCGATGATTGCCTGATACCGCTTGGCAGCCTGGACGCAGATGGCAGCCAGGAGGTCCAGTTCGCCGTCACGGGTCTCGCACTGCTTGTTTATGCCGGAGATCGTCTGAGGGCCAAGCTGGCCGTCAACGGACACGAGATAGCCGCACAGCACCAGCGCCTTTTGGGTCACCAAAGTGCTACCCAGCAGCCCCATGTTCACGCCCAGGTCGAACAGCTTCCATGAGATCAGATCGCTGTTGATAGAGCCGAGGTTCCGGCTGCACCAGTATTTGCGGCAGTAGTGATGCTCGACCGCCTCCTTGGGCATGACCTTCAGGTCCTCGACGTCGACGTGGCCGTCCTTGTTGAAATCGGACTCGATGCCAGCAGCAGCCGCTTCCTCGAAATCATTGAGGGTGATGCCCGCGAAAGTAGCTCCGCCAGCATCACCCACAATGTTCGTAAACCGATAGCCCCCCTCGAACTTGAGGGTCCAGTCGAGCAGGCGCTGGGAGAATTGGGCCATGGGCAAATACGTCCAGTAGCCCAATCCTCACGTCGACCTGGTGCGGCGATTACCCTACGCAGCCGCAGTCTAAAACCCGGACGCCCTCTTAGCGACGATCGCGTAGATCTGGCGCTCGCTGTAGCCGGTCTCGCGCCGGATCTCGCGCCAGCCCATGCCGGCGCGGTGGAGCTCGACGACGCGGGTGTGGCGCTCCTGGACGATCTGGAACCGGCCCCTGGGGACGTAGACCTCACAGCCTCCAGCCACAGCCCTCAGGGCGGTGTCGACCAGCTCAGCGATCCTGGCATGATCGGCCACCTGTGCTTGTTCCAGGTTGAACCGGACAGCGGCCATGGCCCGCTTGAACGCGATGGTAGGTTGGGCCATTAGACACCTCCGACGATGGCGGGGAGCTGGTCGACCGACTTGTGGAACTGGGCCAGCTTTCCGTTGTTGGGGATTACCACGTCGCAGAGGGTCTCCAGGATCGCGGGGATCTCCATCTCGCTCGCGTGGGTCTCGTGGGTGGCTCCGGCGGCCTGGCGGGCCTTATCGGAGCGGCGGAGGCCAACCAGGGTGAATCCAGCAGCCTGCATCCGGCGAGCTTCGTTCAGGAACCTGACATCGGAACAAAAGACGTTGCCCTCGATACCCGCGATGCGCTTCAGCAGGGTTTCGACCCAAATGTCTGGCCCGAATTGGACTCGTCCGTACTGCGTTCCCAGGACCTGCAAGAGCAGCCGATCGCGTTCTCGCAGCGGATCATCAGCCGCGAGGCCCAGGACGTCGTGAATGGCCCTCTGGCACTCGTAGAGGGGGGCAGCCAGTTTGACGATGGTGCCGCCCACAGTGGCCACCAGGCGATCAGCGGCGGTGTCTTTGCCGGACCTCATAGCGCCAACGAATCCGATCAGGAGGCGCGACATCTAGGCCACCTCGCTCAGCAGGGCGTGAATCCAGCGGATTGCGAGGCCGTCTTTGACCTGATTGCCAGTGACGTGGATGACCCGGTATCCGGCCAGGACGCCCAGCGCGAGCTTCTCGCAGTCGCGAGCGATGCCGGTGCCAGTGGAATGGCCGCCGCGCCCCCAGGTGCCGCCCTGGACCTCGACCAGGAGGAGCTGCTCGGGCCAGGCGAAATCGAACTTGAACTGGCGGGTGGTGACGGCCTTGAATTGCGTCTGGAAGGGGCCCAGGCCAGCGGCGTCGATCTGAGCGGCCAGGAGGGTCTCCAGGTGGCTGCCGACCTTCTTGGGGGTGTTCAGGAGCGCCAGCGCCGCCCTGGCAGCCTTCTTGTCTGCCGCCACCTTCGCATCAGCAGTCCTTTCGGCCTTCCGGTAGGCAGCCTTGCCTTTGCGGCTCTTGCGGTAGGCGAGCTGGGACGCCTTCCGGCACGCTCGGCATTCCTGGCCACCGCTGGGGGTGGTGTTGACGTTGCCGTCGATCAGGAGGTGGAGTCCTTTGCGGCAGGTGGTGGGGGTGGTTTCGGTGGTCATGGGTGTGTCCTTGTTTTGGGTCAGTGGGTGGGTGGGAGAGAGACAAAAAACCGCACCTCGTATAGAGGGGCGCTCTAAAGAGCGCCCCCTCTGTACGAAGAGGGGGTCGTATAGAAGTGTTCGTATAGACCTATACGATTGAAAAACGCAGCATTGGCAACACTTCCAAGCGATGCCGCGAAAAATCGTATAGAGGTTCGCATAGAGAAAAGGGGGCTGTGCGGCGTATAGAGGAAAAAATTGCCGAGAAGCGACATATTTAGACCTCACCGAAAACAGTTTTGAGGGCCAACGCGACGGCCTTCGATTCGAATTTCCCCTTGGTCGTGAGGGTCATCCCGGTGGCCGTGATGAACCCCTTCTCCCTCAGCTTGTCGACGTGCTGCTGGGCCCGGGACTTCGAAATGTCCATGGCCGTCCCCAACGCCGCCAGGGACGACGGGTGTTCAGTTGCGATCGCGTTGAGCGCGAGCTGCCAGGGCTGGACAGGGGCATCGACCTGCCGCCAGTCAGCGCTGCCATCGGGATTGTCCTTGAGCTCCCAGGCGTTGTTGGCGGGCTTCTTTGCGCACCGCCATTTCACGAATTCAGTCCTGATCCCGGCTCCTTCAGTGCCGGCGGAGGTCAGGGAGATCGTGTAGTCGAGGTTGTCTTTGCGCCTGGAGGCACCACGCTGGTCCCCGGACTTGCCTGTGTGGTGGACGAGCTGAACGGCGTATTGCTGGTGTCGGAGGCCCATCAGCCAGGCCATGATGACCGTCTGAGCGTTGTTGTCGTTCTCGTCGGCGGTCGTCAGGGTGGACAGGTTGTCGATGATGATTAGGTCGGGACGGGCCCCCTCGCGCTCCAGGTCGGCCAGCATCGTATTGAACCGCGCCTGGCCGTCGGGGATCGACACGTCGAGGGGGGCCTGCTCCAGCCAGAGGAACTCGCTGGGGAGGACCATCAGGTTGTCGCTCAGGGGCCCGCCAGACAGCAGGCGGAACCGGCGCTGGATCTCGGCACCCGGCAGCTCGCCATCGACGTAGAGGACCCGCCTGGGGCCCGTGACGTCCCAGCCCAGGAACCGGCGCCCCTCGGCCAGGGACAGGGCCTCCTCCATCGTGAACCAGGATTTGCCGACACCGGTGGGCGCGTAGACCATGCCCAGGCTGGCCGTGGTGAGCCAGTCTTCGGCGATGACCTCGCGCACAGGGAACGACACCGCATCCAGGGCCCCACCGCGCAGGACGTGGGCAGACAGGGGCCTAACGACAGGGGCCCCAACCGGAGCTGGGGCCTGGGGCGCAGGTGTGGTCTCGGTGCCCTCCCAGAGGTCGTCAGGTGGTGCGTCTGCGAACCCGTTGGTGTCGCTGGGGGGCAGGGGTTTCGACCTGGGACCGTCCAGCATCTCGCGCAGGTCGGTCCAGTGGTTGCCAGTGGTGGACGAGCCAGGGCAGGTCGCGTGCCGGCAGGTGGCGGAGATCGCCCCGCTGGGCATCTGGACCAGGACCGCCGACTGGCCATCGGACTCGCGCCAGGGGCAGCAGCCGAGCCTCCAGATCAGGCCACCACGAAACGGATCGGGGCCCTGGACGTCCAGGTTGTGGCGCGAGATGAACGCCGGGAGGTCGAACGCCTGGAGGTTAGTGCGGGGCAGCTCGTCCTTCGTGGCCTTCGAGGGCTCGCCCGGGCCCGCCAGGGCCTCCAGGAGTGCGACCGGGACCACCTGCAGGTCCTCGGGCACGTCGAGCAGCCGGGTGAGCCTGTGGGGGCGATCCGGCGTGCTGTCGCCCTTGCGAGCTACGGTGCCGGGGAGCTTGGTGATGCGGCTGGGATTGCCGTTGCTGGCGTCCACCGTGACCAGGGTCGTGCTGAACTGGCTATGGAGGGCCTTGAGGCAGCGCGAGACGAGATCGCTCTCGATCGGCAGGTCGACCCGGTAGTAGAGGTGATACCCGTTACCGGAGTCGCCA